TACGCAAAAATAGTATAGCGTATATGTATGAAACAAATAAAGGAGACTACATTATGGCACTAGAAGGCGTTTATACAAAAGAGTTTGTATTTGAAGAATTTAAAAAACTCAAAACAAACAAAGAAAAAGTAAAATATCTTATTGATCTAAAACAATTAAAGATAGATCACCCTAAAATCTTCTCAATAAAAATCACTTTAAAACAGATTGAAAATCTAATTAGAGAGTGGAATAGTCCAAAACCATTTGCAAAAGTAAATGCTGAACTTGCAGAAAGAGAAGAAAGAGAAAAACAACACGAAAAATCAATGAGGGGTGACTAATGAAAAAAATATTATTTATAGGTCTAGTAGTTTGGTTAAGTCTTAATGCTTTTGCTAACTCAGTAAAGGCAGACACAAAGACAGAAACAATTATCGGACATGTGATAACACAAACAATACAAGGTAATGATATGGATCATGCCGAAGTTATGAGTAATGAATTGGCTGCACTAATGCACCAATACTCAATTGAAATGACTCATATTTTATTACAATATATGCCAAGTATATTAGATACTATATCGGCACAACTTAGACAAGAGTTAGATAAAAATTTTAAATGCTCTTTACAAAGTGATGATTATAAAAATAAGGAGTGTTCATAATGATATGGGAGTTATTTTTAGGTATGTTTCTTATATTAGGTAGTGCTTGGATTCTAGTAAATATCATAGAGATATATACCAAAATTGAAAAATGGTTACAAAAAGACAAGTGGTTCTAGGCTATTGACATTCCAATTCAATTGTGATATAATTATACAATGACATCAATCATATACACGAAGAATACTAGTGGTGCTATTCGCAAAGCGAGAAGACGAAAGCCCACAAAAAGTTATCTATCAGCGTTAAGCAAATACATCAAGTTTCTAAAAAGTCTAGGTTTTAAAGTTGACACTAACGGTAAGATAAAAAGAAAATACAAAGTCAGTAGACCTACTGTTGCCGCCGTAGCTCAGCAGGTAGAGCAGCTGATTTGTAATCAGAAGGTCGGCGGTTCGATTCCGTCTGGCGGCACCAAACCTGTAAACAACTGGCGACTAGAAGAATCTAAAAAGTTTACGATTGCACCTGCTTATAATAAAGGTGGCTATCAAGTTATATCAAAAGACAATGTTAAACACATAGGTAAATAATGAGTAATGATGTATTAGGATATTCTTCACATGATTGGCGAAAACATACAGATGATGCTATTGTGGTTGCGTCTAATATAGGTATACAATTAGAAGTGAATAAAAGTAAAGTTATATTTACACATCCTAAAACTCTTAAAAAAGAAGAGGTTGATGTATCAAGACTTGTAAGAGTATTTGTAAACAATATTGAAAGTCATAAAAGGAGTGTAAAGTGAAAAAGATTTTATTAATATTACTTTTATTGTCACTAACAAATTGTGCTAGTAATAAAACAAAATCACATATGAGTAGCGTCATAGGTGCTGGTGCAGGTTATGGTACTTGTCGTGCTTTATTAGATACAGGTATGGCACTTACTGCTGCCTGTACTGTATTAGGTGCATGGACAGGTGCAAGTTTATTTTATAATGATGATATGAATATACACAAGGCTGTGTTTGTAGATACCTTAAATACATCACCAGGTAAAAGAAGTCATGTAACCTGGGGTAGTCACACAAGTGGTAATTGGGGATCAGTTACAGTTAATAGAACTTACCTTGTTAAGGGTGTTAAGTGTAGTGAATATGAATCAGTAATTAGTATTGATAGACAATGGCCTTTATATGGCACACAAAGAGAAAATGAGTTTGGTGTTGCATGTCAAATGCCTGACGGAAGATGGTACATAGAATAATGATTGATCCTTTTAATAATCAAAGAAAATATATGATATGGACTTTTATATTAATAATATTTTTAATCATATCAGGTGTTGCTGTTGCAGGTGAAAAATCAGAATGGTTAAATAAAAATCCTTGTATGATAAAAATAGTGACTACTGAAAAATGTTTAGATTCACAATGTCTAATAAAAGAAATTACAAAAGAAGAAGTATTAAAATGTAAAGATGGCTATGATGGTCCTGGTTATTGGGAGTTATTTGCTCAGTTTTACTATTCAGGAATTAGTGTACCGCCTTATTGTAGGCAGTATGCTAGACCAAATCATCCTTTTAAAACACCTGGGATGATGTGTTTAAATGAAAAAGGTGATTGGGAGGTACAATAATGTACAAATTAATAATATTAGTTGCTGCTATCATTGTTATAACTACACAATGGGGTGCTTTTACAGATATAGTTGATGTATCAAAAGCATTAGAAGTGACTAGTGAAATCATAACGAAAGTGAAGGAGTAAATAAATATATGATGAAGACTATACTAATCGCTTTACTTGCTTTGACTTTGACAAACTGTGCAGGAAACACATACAAAGTAAAACAAGAAGCGAAAGAAGAAGGAAGAATATTAAATCAAGTACCACAATGGTACATTGACGCTAAGGTCGAAGAAGGTATAATATTCAATAGAGACGCTGATCTTTATGTCTATGGTGTGGGTCAAGGTTCAAGTCCTGATTTACAATTGGCAATAGAAAAAGCGATGATGATTGCAAAAGCAGAACTTGCTGATAAGTTGCATGGTCAAATGAACAAAAGAACTGATCTTTATATTACCGAGATAGGTAAAGAGGGTAATAAAGAAGTTGCTTCTAAGATTGAAGAAACTATTGTAAATGTTGTAAAGAATACAATGATACAAGGTTACGAAATGTGGGAGAAAGCAGTTTATGAAACACCTAATAATCAATATAGAGTTTATGTAGGATTAAAAATGGGTGTTGGTGATGCAAATAGACTTGCTGTTTATATTGCTAAACATGCTAATGCTGACATTAATGTTGACGAACTAGCAAAAGCTGCTGTAGATAAAGTAATAATAGAGAAAGTAGAGTAATGACAATTACAATATACAGTAAACCAAATTGTGTTTTTTGTGATAAAGCAAAAGCAATGGTTAAAAATCTTGACTTAACCTACGAAGAAAAAATGTTTGGTAAAGATTTCAACTCAGTTGAAGAACTTTATGAAGCAGTAGGTAAGCAGGTTAGAACTATGCCACAAATATTAATAGATGGTAAACTCATAGGTGGTTATAATCAATTAGTAGAACATTTTGCTGACAAAGGTAAGGTCAATTTTAAAGGCGAGAAAATTGTCTGATACAATTATACCTGAAACAAATAAACACTATATAAATGAAACTGAGTTTGTAGCATATGATAGAATTTATGGTAGTATCTTCAAAGAGGGAGAACGTCTAATACAAAAAGACGGTACAATATACGAGGGTAAATTACATAAAGGACCTAATGGTTGCAGATATACAGATGATGGTAGATGGTTTGATAAAAGCGGTATGCCGATAGATAAATAGTAGTATGAGAAAATTTCAACAATACATAACTGAAGGTGTCTATGATCCTGCTATATTTAAAGCTTTCTTTTTAGCAGGTGGTCCTGGGTCAGGTAAATCATGGGTATCAGCGAGAGCACTATCAGGTATGGGTTTAAAAGTAATTAATAGTGACAATGCTTTTACTAGTATGTTGAACAAAGAAAAGATGTCATTAAAATTTGCAGATCACACGCCTGCAGAAATAGAAAAAAGAGATAAGATTAGAGACAGATCAAAACAAGTTGCAGGTATGCAATTAGCTATGGCACTACAAGGTCGTCTAGGATTAATAATAGACAGTACAGCAAGAGACGTAGAGAAGATTCAATCAGAAGCAAAAAGATTAAGAGAACTTGGTTACGATATTCATATGGTATTTGTAAACACAAGTTTAGATGTTGCGTTAGAAAGAAATAGAAATAGACCTAGATCATTACCAGACGCAATAATAATTAATAGTCATAAACAAATACAAAAAAATATGGGCAGACTACAAAGAATATTTGGTGCAAGAAATTTTGTAGTTGTAGATAATAATGAGCCTGCTGAAGATGTAAACCCTACTGTAAATAAAAGAATTAGAAACCTTGTTGATAGAGCACCAACATCTTATCAAGCAGTAAAATGGATTCATAGACAACTAGAAAAAAGAAAAAGAAAATGAGAGCAAATGAAGAAATTATCAAAGACATTAAATCAGTATTAGATAAAAATGTCAAAGATAATGTTGCTATGCACGGTGGTATGATTAATTTTTTATCGTATGAAAATGGTGTTGTTAAATTAGAAATGGCTGGTTCCTGTTCTGGTTGTGCAATGAGTCAAAAGACTTTACATGAAGGTGTTGAAAGAATGTTAAAACATTATGTACCAGAGGTAAATCAATTAGTAGGCGTAGATGATGAACAGGCTGCTGAGAAAGGATATACTCCATGGGCGATCTAATACCTTTTCCTACAAAACGAATAATTAGAAAAAATCCTACACCACAATCAGTAGAGACAGAAGCAAAAAAGAAAAAGGCAAAAGAAAACTATTTTATTGAGCAATTATCTGAGGAAATTGTGCTACATATAATTCATGTTTTACAGGACAATGCTGTAAGAATGAAAGACGAAGCTTTTTTAAGAGATTTAGCAGTTATCATTGAATCAATTAAAAGTTTAATTTATAGAGATTTCGGTAGAAGACATAAAATGCAAGCAATATCAGATGCTCTTGCTACAATAAAAAAACTACCTGACGGTAAACAAGTTACCGATTTAGATTATAGTAAAATATTTGTAAGTAAAAAACCAAAGGTTGACAAATAGCAAATAAAGTGATATAATAGTATTATGATTATAGTTGATATAAACCAGATAATGATTTCTAATTTGATGGTACAGATCAATGGTAGAAATGCTGTTGAAATGAACGAGGACTTTGTAAGACATATGATTTTAAATAGTCTTAGAGGTCACAATAAAAAATTTAGAAAAGAATATGGTAGTATGGTTATTGCTTGTGATAGTAGTAATGTCTGGCGAAAACAAGTATTTCCTAATTACAAAGCAGGTAGAAAAGCAAATAGAGCAAAATCTGAACACGATTGGGAGTTTATATTTGATGTACTTGCTAAAATTAAACAAGAGATTAAAGACTTTTTACCATATAAAGTAGTTGCAGTAGAGGCAGCAGAAGCTGATGATATTATTGCTACTTTATGTAAAAGAACAAACGAAAAGGTACTTATACTGTCTGGTGATAAAGACTTTATACAATTACATAATGATAGAATAAGACAGTATAATCCTGTACTCAATAAGTTTGTAGGCAAAGACGAAAATCCTATTATATATATTAGAGAACATATATTAAAAGGTGATAGAAGCGATGGTATACCAAACGTGCTATCAGACGATAATGTTTTTATAGAAGGTAGAAGACAAACACCTTTAAGTAAAAAGAAGATAGAGGGATGGATTAATGAAGTTTTACCTACCTTTACTGAAGAACAAGAAAAAAACTATATTAGAAATAGACAATTAATAGATTTAAGTTATGTTCCAGAATGGCTAGAACAAAATATAAATCGTGAGTTTAATGATGTAAAAGTAGCAACTAGAGATAAAATACTAGGTTACTTTATAAACAAAAAACTTAAAACTTTAATCGAGTCAATAGATGAATTTTAGACTCGAAAGAACTGTTAAGGAGAAAAATAATGGTTATAATTAGAAGAAACGCTGACGGATCAATCGCAAATCCTGAAGTGGCAAACACAACACAATCACACCCAGCACTAGCAACTAAAAGAGGAATGCAGGCACTACAAGATGCAGGCAGATCAGTACCACCTTTAATGAGTGAGATTGCTACTAAAGTAAACAACGCAAAAGATAAACCTAGAAAATTAAAAGTATTAAAAGATAACGATACAGCACCTTTAAGACAAGTTTTAAAAGCTGCATTTGATCCTAATATTGAATTTGTTTTACCTAAAGGTAATGATGTGCCATATACGGTTAATGATGCACCAATAGGAACAGATCATACACTATTAAGTCAAGAAGCAAAAAGACTATATCTTTTTATAAAAGGTGCCGATAATACTATAACACAAAATAAAAGAGAGACACTTTTTATACAAATGTTAGAAGGACTATCTGCTGAAGAAGCAAGATTTTTAATTACTGTTGTCAACAAAAGAGTAAATAATGAGTATAAAGGCTTTACAGCAAATCTAGTCAAAGAAGCATTTAACTGGAATGACAATTTTATGAAAAATGCATAATTTGTTCTTGTTTTGTTCTTATTTTAAAACCCTTATATCTCAAAAGTATTGATTTATAAGGGTTTTTTTATCCATTTTTATCCATTTTTTGCTTGATTTTCCGCTCTAAATACGGTATAGTATAAGAATAAATGATAACAAAAAGGATAAAACATTATGATTAAAGTATCGCAAAAATGTGAAACACTTGACGAGGGAATAAAATTCTTAATGTCTGGTGCAAAAGCTGACTATGTAAGAATGTCAACTAGTAACGGAACAAAAGAATTGACTGGATATAGTTTAGAACAAACTGATAATTGGGATAAAAAAACAAAAATCTCACAAGGTAAGAAATACATTAAGATTGTACAAGATACTGGTGTTTTTTGTTTTATAGTAAAAGAAGACTTTAAACATTTTAAAAAAGGTGATATATTGAAAGCTGCTGGTTACAATGCACCTGCTTTAAATTCTGCTAGAGGTAACGTGCTTACTGGTAATTATCCAATACAATGGACTGGTCCTTTATATATGGATAGTCAAAGAAGATTAAGATAATATGGATCCAATACACGGAATAGGAATGTTTTTTATAGGTGTACCTATAACTATTATAGGTTTCTTTATTGCTTATACCATAGCATATAAAAGTGTTATGAGTAAAGATGAAAAAAAATTAACTGAGGTACAAAAATCAATCAAAGATTTATATGGTCAGGACTGTGAATGAAATTAAATACTAAACAAAAAGAAATATTAAAACTACTAGTAAAAGGTAAAGGTCAATTTAAAACACCTACTGTGCCTAAAGATCACTACGAAAAAAACCTAGATGATATTGTAAAATTATATCTAAAAGGTTTACTAACTTTTCAAAGAGAGTATGATATTGATCTAGTTGGTCCATCTAATCAACATATGGTTAGATTTAAATGGTATGTTGTTACAATGGATAAAAAGAAAACTTTAAAAGATATTAGAAAGGTAGTCAAAGATGGCAAACTTTAAAATAGTTATTAGAACATTAATGGCTGTATTTGTTTTAGCATTTTGTGCTACAACTTTTCATTACTATGTTGAACAAGGTAACGCTAGAGCAGAAACTTTAGAACCTAAACTACCTGATTTTGAACACACTAACAATCAACAATTTTTAGATAATGTTATACAATGTGTTAATTATATTGAACACAATACCACAGATGTTTATCCTGTAAATTTAGAATTATTACTTGCTCAAGCAGCGTTAGAGTCTGGTTGGGGTAATAGTAGATTTGCAAGAGTGGGTAAAAATCTATTTGGTATTAGAACATATGATTTACAAGAACCACATATGTTACCTTCTAATAATCCTAAAAAGTGGGGTGTAAAAGTTTATTCACATGAATGTGATAGTGTTTTAAATTATATGCAGATATTAAATAATGGTGGTGCATATAAAAAATATAGAGAATTGAGAGAAAATGGTATTGATGATCCTTACATATTAGTAGAAACGCTTGACGCTTATGCTGCTGATAAACATTACTTCTCAAAAATAAAAAGTATCTTAACAAAAATAAGGAGTGAATATGAAGTTAGATGATATAAAAACAAAGTATAAAAAACTTGACAATCTTGCTAAGGCATGTGCAAATGCTCAAAGTGATGACTTCAAGGGACTATGGTTTGGTAAACTTATAGATTTAGCAAGAGAATATAAAATGCTAGATTATGTTATGAGAAAGCTTGTACACTAAATTGAATTGTGTTATAATAGACTTATGAATATATTTTACTTAGATAAAGATCCAGTTAAAGCAGCTGAAATGAGTTGTGATAAACATGTTGTTAAAATGATATTAGAATCTGCTCAAATGCTTTGTACTGCTAAAAGAGTATTAGATGGTATTGAATGGACTGATTATACAAAGAATGGTAGAAAAATTAAAAGATGGCGACTAGAAAATTCTAATTTAGAACAGATAGTATATAAAGCAGGTTGGTTAAAACACCCTAGCACACAATGGGTGATGGCTTCATCATATAATTATATGTGGTTATATAGACATATGATGGCACTAAATAATGAATATAAAAAAAGATATAATCATACAAAGGATCATATGTGTGTAGAAAAATTAGGTGTTATATTAAGCGTACCACCAGTGAACTCACCTATCAATGTTATAGGTTCAGACGCAACACCAGCAATGCCTGAAGAATGTAAAGTACCAGGTGATAGTGTTGCAAGTTACAGAAAATATTATATAATGAAAAAGAAAAGATTTGCTACTTGGAAACAACCTGCTGAAATGCCTGTTTGGTTTAAAGAAGGAGTAGCAAGTGCCAACGTATAGATTTTATAATTCAAAAACAAAAGAAGAATACGAAGACTTAATGTCCATTTCTGAAATGGAAGAGTTTATTAAAAAGAAACATATCAAATTATTACCACCTACACAATTAAACATAGTATCTAGCACAGGTACAGTAGATGGTAAAACTGATAGTGGTTGGAAAGATGTAATGGCTAAGATATCTGAAGCACACCCAGCAAGTGAACTAGCAAAAAGATATAAGAAAAGATCAGTAAAAGAGACACAAATTGATAATGTAATAGCGAAACATAGAAGAAAACGACAAGGGAAGAAAGTATAAATATATACATGGCAGATTTCGATTTTTTAGACGATTTTGACACTAGTGGTGATTGGGGTTTTAGCTCTGTAGCAAGTAAACCATCACAAACACAAAGTAAAGAAACACAAGAAGTTGTAAAACAAACAGCTGATGGTGTTGGGAAGGCTGTGTCTAGTGAGATTATAAACAGATTAGAAAGTAAGTTAGATAAACTTACAAGATTAGTAGGCGATACAAAAGAAACAGTTGTTGCTAAAAACGAAACAGAATTAGAAATTGCTAAAAAACAAATGGATGATGAATACGATTTGAGAAAAGATAATCTTGGTGTAGAAATGAAAGATAAATTTAAAGCACTAGAAAAATTAATCATACCTCTTTTAATTAAACTTGCTAAATCACCAGAGGCCTATATTCACTGGCCAAATAGAGCAGAAGTCATAGAGTCACAATTGAAAAAAATTGTTGCAATCACACGAGGAAAATAAATGAAACTAAGTAAAAATTTTAGCCTAAAAGAAATGACGGCTAGCCAGACGGCTGAGCGTAAAGGTATTAATAATAATCCTAATGACGATCAGATTACATCATTACAAAAATTATGTGAGAATATACTACAACCAGTTAGAGATCACTATGCCACTCCAGTAACAATATCAAGTGGGTTTAGAAGTGAAGAATTATGTGTTGCGATAGGATCATCTGTAAACTCACAGCACGCTAAAGGCCAGGCTGCGGACTTCGAGATATTTGGCACACCGAATGCTGAATTAGCAAAATGGATTGTAGAAAATTTAGATTACGATCAATTAATATTGGAGTATCATAAACCTGAAGAACCTAATAGCGGTTGGATACATTGCTCATATAAGAGTCCTACTGATAATAGAAAACAAACTTTAAGAGCGTTTAGAAATGACGCAGGTAAAACTCAATACGAAGAATACAAACCTAGCTGAGCTCTCGGTCAATTTACAAAAGATGAAGTAAACGATATGCTCACACAGCATAGAAGCACATAGCTTGACTAATTGCTAATTATCTGATATAATTATATTATGAATCCATTACACGAATATTTTAAAAAGAATTTTGAAGTAAAGACTTTTACTCATGTTCCCTTACCCTCAAAATCAATTGAACTTACAACCGAGACTATAAAAGGTAAAAGATTTTATGTTTTGCCTGATGGTAAAAAGTATCCATCTATTACAACTGTGCTATCGGAAAGAGGCAATGAAGGTATAACCAGATGGCGTGAGTCAGTAGGTGAACAAGCTGCAAATACTATTATGAGAAGTGCAGCCAAGAGAGGTACAGCTGTACACACACTAACTGAGGACTATCTTAACAATAGAGAGTTATCAAAACAAGATGTTTTACCAACAGCGCTTTTTAGCATACTAAAAACCGAGCTAGATAATATAAATAATATTGTACTACAAGAGGGAACTTTATGTAGTCACAAGTGGGGCGTTGCAGGTCGTGTTGATTGTATCGCTGAATTTAATGGTAAACTTTCAGTAATAGATTTTAAAACCTCAACGAAAGAGAAGAAGGAAGAGTGGGTAGAAAACTACTTTATACAGACTTCTGCTTATTGTGAAATGTACGAAGAATTATACGGACAACCTATTGACCAGATAGTTATATTAATAGTAACCGAAGAAGGCGCAACTCAAACTTTTGTAAAAAATAAAAAGGATTATTTGCCTCTCCTCAAGCCCGCCATAGAGGAGTTTCATAGAAAGTTTAAAAATGAAAAATAAAATACTAGACAATTTACCTATAATATTTGTTGCCTTAGTTTTTGTATTTGGTATGACACTTACTTGGAATCATGCTAAAGCAGGTTGGGAAGGTATGTCACAATATCCTTGGCAACCAATGACAGTACCAATGTGGTGTGGTCCTATTGATGAAGTTAATATGGTATTAGAAAGAGAAGGATATGTGCCAGTTGAAATAGCATTTGGTAGAGGCGGTGCTTCACCAGAAGGTGAATTAGCATATGCAGTTACAACTTATGCTTCTAATGATACACCAGGACATATCGTAAGAACAATAGAAACACCAGGTCAAATTGATAAATGTATAATGAATATGTTATTTGATTATAAAAGGTTAGAAATTAAACCAAGTACAGATTTATAAGAATTAATTGTTGATTAGAAGACAATAACTAGTGAGGACCTGGGTGCAATACCCAGCCACTCCACCATTTAAACTATGCAATTTAAGGGGTGGAACTAGGATCGACTCGTAGGTAAAACTTTTAGGAGATTAATCGCTGATACCGTACTATTAATAAATGCTAACTCACAAGGTTATGCTTTAGCAGCTTAATACTGCTTGGGGTTTGTCTGTACCTCGCAACAGAAACAGACACTATAAATTATGAATAATTATATACAGATATATAAAAATGTAATAGATGATAATTATTGTGATGAACTTATTGAAAAATTTGAAAGTGAATCTAATAAAGAGACCTACGATCAAGGTCCAATGTCCTTCACACAAGTTAATTTAAATCAAACTCAATGGCAAGATGATGTATATAAATTATCATCGGTCTTTACAAAATATCTTGAACAATATAAAAATGATTGTGTAATAACAAGTCACATGTGGCCTGACAAATATGCTTTTGAAGAAATAAGATTAAAAAAGTATTTGGCAAATAATAAAGATCGTTTTGATCCACATGTAGATTCTATTAATATTGAATCGGCAAAAAGATTTCTAGTATTTTTCATATACCTAGATAATAATAAAAGAGGAGAGACTAATTTTCCACAATTAGGATTAGCATCACCTTGTGTTAAGGGTTCTTTACTTATGTTTCCACCATTGTGGCCTTGGTTACATCAAGGTATGATGCCGATTGATAAACCGAAGTATATGGTCGGTAGTTATTTACACTACATGCTTGACACCAAATAACAAATAATGTATAATAGATGTATTAATGAGTGATTTGACACCTAATAAATTTGCTTTAATTATAGAAAATATAGTTAAAGAAAAAAAGATGAGTTATATAGATGCAATTTTAGATTATTGTAAAAAAAATGAGATTGATCCTAGTAATACCAAATCAATGATTAATAAAACATTAAAAGAAAAGGTGGCTTTCGAGGCACAAAATTTAAATATGTTGAAGGAGAAGGTAGCAAAACTACCATTTTAAATTATGTTTGATGATAAAATAAATATGCAAGTGCCATTTGTTAATTTTAGAGTGAGAGAATTAGGCGAATGGACAGATACAAATACAGATACTTACTTTAAAGATAAAAAAGTTATAGTATTTTCTTTACCAGGTGCTTTCACACCTACTTGCTCACTACAACAATTACCAGGTTACGAAAAACAAGCAGATGTTTTTAAAGAACATGGCATAGATCAAATTTATTGTATGTCAGTAAATGATTCTTTTGTTATGAATGCTTGGGCACAAGATCAAAAATTAGAAAATGTAAAAGTAATACCTGATGGCAATGGTCAATTCACACAAGAAATGGGAATGCTTTGTCAAAAAAGAGATAAATGTTTTGGTCAAAGATCATGGAGGTATGCTATGATTGTAAACAATGGTGTAATAGAAAAAATGTTTGTTGAACCAGGTAAGACAGATGATACACCAGAAGATCCTTATGGCGAGTCTTCACCAGAAAATGTAT